GCCACCATTAAGAACCTGAGCCAGTAAAGGTTTCCCTTTGACAGACCCAGTTTCAAAGAGGGGTTGGTGGAGTGTAGTTGAAATCAAAACCGGTATAATGCCGGCAGCGACCAACTACACAAAACCACCCTCTGAAACTGGATTACTCACTGAAGCACTTATAATCAAAACAATGAAAAATACAACATACAATATAATTTTACTTATATGTAGGTGTATCTTACATAGTTTTGACTCAGCCGTTGTTCTTAAAAAGGTATTTAAAAAGATAAATACCATGATTAAGAACAATGGTACTCTTTTCACTATCAAGTATATGAAGCAATCCAAACTTCATATAACGCGATATATGGCGGGGGAACCAATTAAGGTTTCTCCACTACATATCACTCTTGATAGAGAAGGTTTTCCCACACTTTTCTCAGAATTAAAGCCTTTGATAAAAGGATCAGTCTCACAGCGTAAGTTAGTGATGACGATCCTAAATATCACAAGGACAATTAATCCAAAGAAAGGTGAGGATATACCAATAGATCTATCTACTATAACCAATCCATTCCATGGAACCAAGAAAACTCTTGATCCTGTGGAAATAGATGCAGCTATAGCTAGATTAGATCTAAAGGTAAACCTGCCAGAATGAAGTGTCGATGATCTGGACCTTATCACTAAAGCCGGACCAAATGGGCCAGCAACAAAGAGTGTATTGAAATCGATTAAAAATTTCGATACATCCGAGTTACTACCCATTGCTGGAATGGCAAGTGATAATTTCTTGAAGTGATTCAAGAATCTTTACCTCAATAGCATCGATATAAAAGGTTGAACTGAAAGTGATAGATCACCAAAGTTAACCAATTATACTCGACGACTATCTGTGGTAAAGGATCCAGAGTGTAAAATGAGAATAATAGCTATTTTTGATTATGTATCTCAGAGTTTACTTGAGATACTATCAAAACAGCTATTTAACAGTCTTGCTAAAATTCCTAGTGATAGGACTTTTACACAAGACCCTCATTTTACACATGTCGGAATAGACCATAGTCAAAAACTATGATCTATAGACTTGACAGCTGCCACTGACCGGTTTCCCGTTTCTCTGCAACAGCAGATCCTAAGCAAATTAGTAGGACCTGAATATGCGGAGAATTGGACTACCCTTATGACTGGATCACCTTTTAGACACCCATATGCTGAACAAGGAATTTGGTATTCCGTTGGACAGCCTATGGGGGCTAAAAGTTCATGACCAATGTTTACACTTAGCCATCATATTGTTGTACAATGTGCAGCTCTAAGAGCAGGATGAATCAAAAGATTTGACTCATACATACTACTTGGAGATGACATTGTCATAAACAATGATGATGTAGCTAAATGTTACATTGAAATCATGAAGGAGCTTGGTGTTGAAACATCTGAAGCAAAAACGCATGTGTCGAAAGATACATACGAATTTGCTAAAAGATGAATCAATACCAAACTCGGTGAAGTAACAGGTGCTCCCTTACGTGGAATATTAACCAATAGTGATAATATTTACATACTATACAATATTGTGTTTGAATATTTCCAAATAAGGGGGAATACCTTTATTTACAAAGGTTCTATTATGGATCTTTGTGTCAGTCTTGTCAGGGAGCACCAAATAGCCTCTCGAAGCCGTGTAAACAGCTTCAAGAGTCTACTTGGGAAGCTCCAGCCTTATAACTTATTCATGCGGATATCATTTGGATACGCTACATACGATGAAATTAGATATTTCTTCGGTGTAAACGTAATCCATAACGATATCTACATGGTTGGACCAAACTTACAGGTAATTCTGTCCGAATTAGACAGAGTCCTTGGTGAAGTCCTAGTTAATCAGGCTTGACAAGCAGTTAAGAAAATCTCTTCGATCTTTGATCTTTTGATT